CACAAAAACAACTATCAGAAATTGCTGATGCTATGACACCTGGTGTCACTGTTTTGGCGATTTCAGGTGATGATAGTGTAGGATGTTGGGACGTTGACGGTGTCCACACGTTCTTTGAATGTGACCAGAGCCTTTTTGATCAAAGTCAGGATGAAGGTCCTGTTATCGATTATGCTAACCAATGGATGACGGCGTGTGGCTGTCCACCATGGTTTTGCGAACTTGTTGCTTCCGCATGTAAAACAGGTTATCGAATTAATCGTAAAAGGGTTCAAATTAAGGGAAATTGCGGTGTCCAAATGCCGACTGGTATTACTGTTACAACAACAGTTAATTCTATGTCTACGTTGGCGATGTATGTTTATCACTTAAAACAGCAAAAAGGCATAGGCAGAAATTTGATGATCGTTAAGTCGGCTTGGGACTTAGGATTAACTGCAAAATATATAACTTCAGATTGTATTGGCAATATGACGTTCCTTAAAGGGTGGTGGCGACAGGATGTATTTGGATACTATCATTGGCTGCCTCTCCCTTCTGCAGTTATCAAATTAGGCAAACTGTTGAGGGATCCACTTGATATAGTTGGAAAAGCTAAACCTAATCTCAAGAAAAATGGGGAAGTAGGAAGATTGGAAGCAATCAGAGAATGTGCGTTTGCACTGGCTTCTTCTTACTCAGGTGTTCCAAAGGATTATCCTATCCTTGGACCATTTCTTGAAACACTTAAAAGACTCGGTCAGCCTTCAGATGATGTGCATTTGAATTTGGTTGAGTCTTGGAAGCCACGTGGTGACGTGAATTTCCACCTGGATGTTGCAGAATCTCTGGCAGCTATTGAAAATCGCTACGGAATTAGTCCGTGTGATGTCAAGAGAGTCGAAAAACTTTTATTACAAGTAAATCGACTTCCAGCTTACATTGAAGATTCTGTCTTCGATTTATTATGTGATGTAGATTACGCATAATAGGTTAACCAGTAATGGGCAGTGGCGAGATGTCGCCGGGGTTTTGACGATCCCCCCCATTTAAAATACGAGTCCGGGAGGGGATGTTTACATCCTCTCCTCGGGGTTTTCAAAATTTTATATTGTTACATTAAAACATATACGTTACAAATAATAAAAATGGTTAGAATTAATGGTAAATCGACCAAGAAAGGTAAACAAACCAAAAAGAAAGGAGCACCACCAAGGGCGCCAAAAGCAGCGGCTCAAAATGCGCGTCAAGGACAGAACAGTGAAGATTCTGCCTTGGCCTGCTACAAAGCAGCCCTTGACAATCCGTTCTCAACCCGAGCACAAGGGGCTCGGGTACCGGATATGTATTGTGTTCCTACGTCAACTAGGCACATCACTCGTTCCTTTACTCTTACGAGTAATGCTAGTGGCGAGCTTGACGCTGTTTGCTTACCAAGCGCCTTCCATCACGTCATATTTCCGAAAGGAAATTTGGTAGGGAGCGGTAATTGGCAGTTGTTGGACGGAACAACTGTTACTAATGGTCTCGGTTACACAGATAAAGCGGCTTTTGCTCAACAGCTAACTAATTATAGAATAGTTGGTTGGGGTATTCAGATAATGGGAACTGCAGCTATGACTAACAATCAAGGTAAAATTATAGTTGCTAAGGTACCAATTGCTTCGAACCTTAATACAAAGGCAGATGCAGTTGGCGGAATAACACCCAATATCAATAATGCAAATGCAACAGCTGGTAACACACTGAGTGCCTATGGTATTCCTAACTATTCCAATGTTGTAAATACACCCGCATTAGCAAATTTAAATGATAGTTTTGAAACTACCATGGTTGCTATTAGTGAAAAACCAAAACCAATTTTCAGTAAAATTACTTCTCCCGAAGCTTTTACATTTCGTGAGTCTACTGACAATGCGATCGGTTATAATATAACTGATCAGTCTAGTCTTACAAATGTTCAAACCGGTGATGCAAGTTACATGAGAGTGTCTGGTTTTGAAGCAATAGTTATTGGAGCTGCAGGTTTACCGGCAAGTACAGCAGTAATGGAATTACAAATCACTTATCATCTGGAAGGTACACCTTTCATTTCGGCTAGTGGTAATTCCTTTATAGCTGGTGATTCTGCCCAGGTGTCTGTAAATCCTATGGGATGGATGAAAGTAATAGCTCAAGTAGCTAGAGAAGATTCTTTCAAAACCATTGTAGGAGTTGCCGGCAATACATTCTATCC